GCGTCATCTTTAACTCTAACACCTCTTTGTTTAAATCCGGCTGGTAAATTTGATAAAGTTCCAGCATCTAATAACTGACGGAGAGCCGCAGTTGCAGTACGACTAAGTCCGCCAATCATATGAATTAATCCTAAACCATAAAAACCTAATCCAGGCAGAAATTTGAAATGGACAAAGTAATTAATTTTTATTTTTTTTGGATCATTTTGCGCAAAGTTTCGTCTAATAGACAAAACTTTTCTACTACCTTCTTCAACTGTAACGATGTAAGGTAATCTTATTCCAGTAGGTTCTCCGTCGGGACCCATATCTTCAAAACCTTCTAAGTCTAGATTAACGTGGCATTCTAGAATTGTATATAAAGGATCTGTTCTTTGCGTTTTGGAAACTCCTTCAACTTCTCTTTCTTTTTCATCTAATTCATTTGTAGTAGTTCCTGTTGGTTTTGTAAGTTCTATGTCAGAATAAAAACCGGAAACCATTTGTTTTCTTAATTCGTTTTCAGAAACTTTTAAAACATGGATGACTGCTTCCGCATCGTCTAATGAAGTAGCCGTGTACGGAACAACAAGGTCATCTGCTGGAACAAACTTAGAAACTGCTCGTCCCAATAAATCGTCGTAATAAATTTTTTTAAATGTTGAACCTGATAATGGAAGGTAAAATAACATTTGATCAAACTCAGGTTCATATTCTTTCATCTGATCCATGATTTGATAGTTCATAAAATTTTTAACTCTTTGCGCCTGCATTTCTTTTTGCGGGTCACTTGCACCCATAACCATGGTTCTAACTGGACCATCGGCAGGTAATAATTCTTTGTAAGCTAAAGACTGAAACTGAGTAACTGCTTCAGCGAGTACTGGGTGAGTTGCACCACTTGCTCCTTGAAAAGGTTCCGTTCTGTTTAGGTATTTAAATCCTAATAAATCTAGGCCGGTGATATAAGCTCTTTCCCACTCTTTACGAGAAGTTTTATATTCCATGTAGTCATTCTGTAACTGATTACCTATTTCATCAGTGTCGTCTTCGGGAAGTAATTCGTTTAAATTTGCAAAGTGATCGCCGCCATCTTGTGGTATGTTTACAGCACTGGGATCAAAGTCGATAGTTGCTCCACCATCTTCTTCATCTGTAATTTCAACGGGACCTTTTAATTCTTCAACCTCTTCAATGTTAATATCTTCTACAACTTCATCTTCGGGTCTTGCAACATTGGGAAGAGATTTATCTATATCTGCCATATTTATTCTCCTGTATTGGTTTATCTTGTTTCTTGTCTTTAATCAACCCTTTAGGATTTGGTCCTTTCAAAGGTGGAATACTATCCCATTTAACATGTTTCATGTTTTTTACAAGTGTTGGATTGTCTTTAGTCATAATATTTTTTCATTAATCCGGCTAGTCCGCCTTCGTTAAATTGCTGGCCTCGATAATACTCTTGCATAACAGGCTGATAATTAATTGTTTTGTCTCTATCTTCCATGAAATTAGTTTTAGGAAAAATAGTTTGCATAGATTTATTAAAAAAAGTTGTAGAGGGTTTTTGAACTTGAGAAGCTGCTACTCTTTGATCAGCGGACTCTATTAAATTAGGCATTAAATTAAAATCAATTTTATCAAATCTTTCCTGAGTTTCAGGTTTATTTAAACTGTCAGTTAAATTTTGAGCAGCCAATTGTTTTTCTTTATAATCCTCTTCTAAAGCTAATCTTGATTTGTCTTTAATTGATTGTGAGACTCTAGGATTAGAAGTGGTATCACTCATCATTAGTGTATTTTTTGCTTTAGCCTCATCTCCATAAGTTTTACCCATTTGTTCTATTTCTTTAATTCCGTTTTCAAATTCAATAATTTTATCTGTATCAATACCTAAATTTCTATAATTTTCTAACCTTACTTCATCAGAATCAATTTTAGTTTTATCTCCTAGCATGTAATTAAATAGACTATCCCCAACTGCTTGTTTAAAAGGTTTGCCACTTGATAACATATCATAACCAACGAAACCTGCTTCTGTTGCTACCCCAAAAGCCAAAGCTGCTGGACCAAACAAATTTTTTAATGAAGCCATGTTTTTTAATCCTTTACCAGCTTTAAGAATCCCATTAGCTAATGAACTTTCAGTTTCATTTGCAGCACCTTTTAAAAGTATTTTTTCTAATTTTTTTTGTCCTGCTAGTCCACATTTAGTTAATGTTGCGCCACCATTGCTCATTAAAATCCTACCACCTGCTGCTTTACCACAACCTAATCTTTCTAAATAACTAGCAATTTTTTTAGGAGTAAAATTTTCACCTTTAATCATTTCAGCGGCTTGTTTTTCTATTAGAGCAAATTGTTTATCTGGATTTAAAGAACCTCCCCCATAGACTTTGCCATCAAGGCCGGTAATTTTTGCTCCCATGTTTTTTAATATGTTATTTTCATCTGCTGTTAAAGCTCTTGCTATTTTTTTTTCTGTACCATTTACAATATTTTCATATTTTGCAACGGTAGCGTTATTAGCGCCGGTTAATAGTTGTATATCTTTTGTAGCTGCAGCATTTAAATTACCTTTTGCACCAACACCACCAGAATGGTGTTTAACAATTTGTGTTCTAATTAATGCTGTTGGACTTACTTCACTAAGTTTAGTGTAATACCTGTCGTGACTTAAAATATCATTTAATCTAAGATTTGTAGTGATTCCTTTTTCGGTTAATAGTTTTTGAATCATATCACTTGGTTTTTGCCCAACCCTTTTTGTAATATCAATCATCTTGTTAATTTTTTTATAATCAAGATGATTATTCCAATCAGTTGCGTCTTTTTTTGTATATTTATTTAAACCATAAAAATTACCGCCTTTACCGGAGGGAGTATTGTCTTTAAATCCAATAATTTTTGTTTCTCCTGTATCAACTTTTCCATAGATAGGTTTATAGGTTAATGCTATATCGTTTTTAGTTTGGTTTTGAAATACTCTATACATAGAGTTCATCATCCATCCTTTTGCGTTTCCAAAACCGGCTGCTAGGGGACTGCCTTTATTAGTTTCAAGATTACCAATTATTCTTTTACTTAATAATTCGTTTTTAATACTATCTACTCCGTATTTATATTTATCAAAATCCCAATTAGTTTGTCCTTCTGGTAAATCAAAATTAGATATAACTTTAAGTCTATCTTCTTCATTTAACAAATTACTGCTTATCATTTTTAAATTACTATATTTTTCTTTACCTTCTTTGCGTTTTAAAAGTCCTTCTAAATTTTTTCTAAACAAAGATTCTTCTTTTTTTGAAGTAATATTAGCAGACTCTATAATTTCTTTAAATGTGTAAGTGTTTTTTCCTTCTGCAATATATGAATCTAGTATTGTTCTAATTTTACCAGATGTACTGCCAGGTTTAAGTCGTCCTCCTTGACCTTTTATTTTAGGATTGTCTTTTTTTGCTGTATCTCTAATTTCTCTAGCTTCTTCTATACTATTAAATGTTCCTAAATGTTTTTCTTTATATCTAACTTCAAAAGAACCAGCCGGGCTTTTAATAATATTGGGTTCTACAGTGTTACCACCATACCCGGGCCGTGATCCATCAACCGTGTTGCTTACTAACTGACCGTTGGCGTACATGTTCCGTGGTTCTTGGTCCATGGGCCTTGGATCAGGGTTATAGTCGTCCTCGTACGTTTGTAGAATTTTTTCTATGTCGTATTCCATTACTCTCCTAACATAGTGGCTATACCACCAGTTGCATTAAGCTTACGGCCTTTTTCAAATCTATTTCTGACCATTAATTCCATTTCTGCAATATCATCGGCAGTTACAGTTTTTGGAACAAAACTTTGTTCGTCCATAGTTTTTTCTAAATTTCTAAACAGCGGTGCTACTGGAGTACCTTTGCCACCTTCAACATTTTCTTGAAAAGCCTTTCTTGTTTTTGCCATGTCTATAAAATTGTCATACATTTCTTTTTGTCCACCTTTTAATTTAGCAAAATCTTCTGCTGAAATATACATTTTAACTTCTCGTGGTAATCCTTTGTAACTAGTAGCTTTAATAAAATCTCTAACTGATAGTCCTTTACTAGCGGCCGACTTAGCAATAATTGCTTTTAATATACCACCCCCTGAATAACCAATTCTACCACCGTCTGCTTTTGTTTTTCTAATAATTTCCGGTACTTCTTCACCCACTTCTTTAAATATATCATCTGAAAGACCAGACGTCTCATCAAGAACGTTACCTGTGTTAGGTCCATCGTTTCTAAGATAAGTAGTGCCTTCTTCATACTTTGGTTGAGTCTTAATAATTTTAGTTTTACCTTTGGCCGTTTGCTGAAATATTTCTTCTGCTGGTGAATAACCCATGAAAGTTTCTTCCGTTACAGGAGAACCATAATAATCCATATCCTCAGCAACTTTAACTCTTTGAATTTCAACTCTACCCGTTGATACATCTTCAGTTAATTCAAAATCTTTATATCTTGTAACTTTTTGTCTATCCGCTACTGCATTTGTTTCAGTTACATCATCACCTAAGTTTTTAATTTTTTTTACAAGTTTTAAAAAATATGGAGGGACTCCTCCGCTACCAGATGTTGCCACTTCTTTTACAACTTCTTTAGCTGCTTCTTTTTTACCAACTCCAAAGAGTCCTGTTTTAAGA